GACCAGTTCACATTGTTGACACTTGAAACAAGAAGGGAACCGCCCGACATTAGCCGCATGACACAAGCACAGGAGAAGAAGCTGGCCCAGCGCATCGCAGAGTACGCTGGATACATGGACTTGACGCCCGGCATGGAGTCGATGATCTGGACCTTGGCGTGCGTGGAGGTCGAGGAGCAGCAGCTGCAGGAGTACGTCGACATCCACGGCACCTGCTACCAGGTGGTGGGCAAGTCGGGCGACACCTACAGCCGGGCCCGCCCGGAGTGGCAGCAGCTGAAGGAGGCGCGGATGCGCAAGCAGGCTCTCATCGCCCGCATCGAGAACAAGATGCAGGGGGTGGCGGAGGAGCCGACCGACGTCGAGACCTATTTCGGGTGAGCGAATACCACTACGACGCCGCAGCTGCGGACCGTGCGGTCAACTTCATCGAGCGCTTCTGCACCCACGTCAAGGGCGAGCTGGGCGGCAAGCCGTTCCTGTTGGAGCCCTGGCAGAAGGACGACATCATCCGCCCGCTCTTTGGGTGGAAGCGGGCCGACGGCCGCCGCAAGTACCGCACCTGCTACGTCGAGATACCGCGCAAGAACGGAAAGTCGAACCTGTCGGCAGCGATTGCACTGTACATGCTGTTTAGCGACGGCGAGCCAGGTGCCGAAGTCATCAGCGCAGCTGGAGATAGGCAGCAGGCCAACATCGTGTTCAGCGTGGCGCAGGAGATGATCCACAACAACCCCGAGCTGCGCAAGCGGTGCAAGGTGCTGCGCAACTCGGTCGAGTACAAGTCGAGCTTCTACAAATCCATCAGCGCGGAGGCCTCCACCAAGCACGGCTTCAACTGCCATGCGGTCATCTTCGACGAGCTGCACACCCAGCCCAACCGCGACCTGTGGGACGTATTGGTCACGTCGACCGGAGCCCGCACCCAGCCGCTCATCATCGCCCTGACCACCGCGGGCCACGACCGCAACAGCATCTGCTGGGAGGTGCACGAGTACGCCCGGCAGGTGAAGGCCGGGACGCTGGTGGACGAGACGTTCCTGCCGGTGCTGTACGGCGCGGACCCCGACGACGACTGGACGCAGGAGGCTACCTGGCAGAAAGCCAACCCGGGGTATGGCAGCATCTGCCGGAAGGAGTACTTCGAGCAGGAGGTGCAGAAAGCCAAGAACGTGCCCAGCTACCTCAACACGTTCCTCCGGCTGAACCTGAACGTATGGACCACAGCCGAAACCGCGTGGATCCCTGACGACATCTTCATGCGCGGCGCCGACCCGCTGCCGCCCGACGAGGTGCTGCGCGGGCTGCCTTGCTGGGGTGGCCTCGACCTGGCCTCCACCACCGACCTCACCGCCTTCGCCCTGCTGTTCCGCGACGACGAGGCCGACTGCTTCTACCTCAAGGTCCACCAGTTCGTCAACCAGGAGAAGGCTGAAAGCAAGAAGTTGAGCGCGGGCATCGACTACATGCGATTTGCGCGAGAAGGTCACATCACTGTCACACCTGGCAACGTCACCGACTTTCGCATCGTGAAGGACCACATCCTGGAGGCGGCTGCCAAGTATGACCTGCGCTCCATCGGCTACGACCCACGATTCAGCACCTACATCGTCAGCGAGCTCATCAGCGAAGACGTCGACATGCGGCCGATGGCGCAAAACATCACCACCATGAACGGCCCCACGAAGGAGTTTGAGATGCAGGTGATGCAAGGCAACATCGTCCACGGCGGCAACGAGGTGCTGCGGTGGCAGATGGGCTGCGCGGTGGTGTACACCGACGTGAACGAGAACAAGCGCGTGACCAAGGAGCGCAGCGAGACCAAGAAGGTAGACGGCATCATAGCCAGCATCATAGCCATGAACGAGTACAGCCACTACCGCACGAGCGGGAGCGGCGAGGAGTTCTGGGGCGTTATTTCGCTTTGAGTACTTTTGGCGCACATGGCTACTATCCTCGAGCGCCTCGGCATCCAAAAGCGGGCCCGCGTGGGCAAGTTCGACAGCTCTACCATAGCGCGGGAGCTGGGCGTCTTCATGAACACCAACGCGGGCGTGACCGTCACGGAGCAGGGCGCCCTTGCGCTCTCTACCGTCTACGCGTGCATCTACCGGATTTCGTCCACCTGCGCGTCACTCGCCCTCAACATCTACCAACGCAGCGGGCGCGAGGTGACACTGGCGGAGAGCCATCCGGCATTTGACCTCGTGCGGTATGAGCCCAACGGCTACCAAACCGCCTACGAGTTCTTTGAGGCCCTGTACACGCAGGCGCTCATGTACGGCGTGGGCTACGCCATGATCACTCGCGACAACCGTGGCGACGCGGTGCAACTCGACATCCTCCACTACTACGACGTCGAGCCAAAGATTATCGCGAACGAGAAGGTGTACGTAGTGAAGGACCTCGGCATCGTGCGCCCGGAGAACATGCTGGAGCTTGCCAACCACGGCCGCATGAGCCCGCTACGTATGCACCGCGAGAACCTCGGCCTTGCTAAGGCGGTGCAGGACTACGGCGCGGAGTACTTCGCCAACGGCGCGCGGCCGTCGGGCATACTCGCCCCCGAGCAGCCGATGAAGGCGGAGCAGCTGGCGCAGCTGGCTAAATCGTGGAAGGAAAGCAGCGACGCAGGCGTGAAGCTGCTGAGCTACGGCATGAAGTACCAGGCGCTGACCATCCCGCCCGACGAAGCGCAGTTCATCGAGACGCGCAAGTTCCAAGCCGAGGAGATTTGCCGCATCTTCAGCGTGCCGCCCGACCTCGTGCAGGTGCCGGGCCAGTCGACCTTCAACAACGTCGAGCAGCAAAGCATCCAATTTGCCCGCCACACGATTACGCCCTGGGCGATTCGGCTGCAGCAGGAGGTAGACCGCAAGCTCATCCAATCTTTCCAACGCCCGCAGATCTACAGCCGCCACGATATGACGGACCTGTACCGCGGCGACATGGCGGCCCGCAGCAACTTCTACACGCAGATGCTGCAGGCTGGCGTGCTTTCGATTAATGAGGTGCGGATGAAGGAGGACCTGAACCCGGTCAACGGCGGCGACGTGCACACGGTGCAGGTGAACCAAATCGCCCTCGACAGCTTTGGCGCCTACTCCACTAAACTCAGCTCCGATGCCGTACAGTGATTACCCTGAAGCGGTCCGCGACAACGCCCGGCGCGGCATCGAGCTGAACGATGCGGTCAACGGCCGGTGCGCTACGGAGGTGGGCAAGGAGACGGCACGCATCCTTTCAAGCGGTGAGCCCATCAGCGAGGACCGCACGGTGCGCATGTACTCGTTCCTCAGCCGTGCCCGCACCTACTACAACCCGGACGACACGGAGGCCTGCGGCACCATCAGTTACCTGCTATGGGGTGGCGATGCGGGCCTCGAGTGGGCCGAGGACAAGGTCGAAGAAATGAACGAACAAGAAGAAGACGACGACATGGAAGACAACCAACGCCAACTCGACAGCACCCTGCGCGCAGCCTACGGTGACAACGTCGAGCAGCGCGTCAGCGAGGTGCGTGCCGCCTCCGACGACACCCTCACCGTCAGCGGCTACGCGGCCGTCTTTGACGACATCACCGACATCGGCTATTTCAAAGAGCGCATTGCCCGCGGAGCATTCGACGGAGTGATGCAGGACGACGTGCGGCTGCTCATCAACCACACCGGCGTGCCGCTGGCGCGGACCACGAACGGCACCCTGGATCTGGAGGTGGACGACACCGGCCTGCGCTATACCGCACGCTTGGCAGACACCACCGAAGGGCGCGACCTGTACAAGCTCATCAAGCGCGGCGACATCTCGCAGAGCTCCTTCGCTTTCACGATTGCCGACGAGGACTGGGACCGCAAGGCCAACCTGCGGACCATCACCAAGATGGGCGCCCTGCTCGACGTCAGCCCAGTCACTTACCCTGCCTACCCCACGACGACGGTGGCGGCCCGCGCCAAGGCGACCGGCCCGGAGGACGAGGTGGTTGAGGAAATCCTCGAAGCTATCGACGCGCCTATCGAGGCAGTCGCGGCAGCCGAGACAGCTGAGACCGAAGTACGCAAGACCCCTAATTCACCAGTGCATAAATTCGCACCCAATAAACCCACCCACACCATGAACTTGAACGAGTTGAAGGCGCTCCGCGCCAAGCATTACGAGGAGCACGTCGCCCTCGTCGAAGGAACCGACCGCGACGGTCGATTGATGACTGAAGCAGAAGAGCAGCGCGCCGCGTGGCTCGTCGGCGAAGTCGAGGCCCTGGACAAGAAGATCAAGCACCGCGCCGACCACGAGGCTATGGTGGCACGTATGGCTGGCGGCGAGGCTGCAAGCAAAGGCGAGCAGCGCGAAATCGAGCGCGTGAACGGTCACTTCAGCCTGAGCCGCGCTATCATGCAGGCAGCTAACGGCCGCTCTTTGGAGGGTGCCGAGGCCGAGTGGGCACAGGAAGCACAGCGCGAGATGCGCGCACAAGGTTTGCAGGTAGTTGGCCAGGTGGCCGTACCGACCAAGGCCCTGTTCCGTGCATCGGCTGACAACTTCACGGCTGGCGCATACGGCGCTACCGCAGACGGCAACGCATTCGTGCCGGTTGGAGTTGGCGGCGCTATCGAAGCTCTCCGCGCTCCGTCTGTCATCGAGCTGTTGGGCACCACGACCCTGCAGGGCATGACGGGCAACCTGAAGTTCCCGCGCGTTTCTGTGAAGGCAACCGGCACCGCTGAAGGCGAAGTCGACGCTAACGCAGCGGCAGGCCTCGAGATGGACGAGCTCACGCTCTCTCCGCAGCGCGTCTCTGCAAAGACCACCTACTCCAAGCAGCTCCTGCTTCAGGGCGGCGCGGCAGTGGACCTGGTCATCGCACAGGAGTTGCAGGCAGCTATGAACGCTTTCATCGACACCAAGGCGTTTGACACGCTCGACGGTGCAACCATCAACGACCAGTCGACCGACGGCACGACGACCCTCACCGCTGCCATCGCAGTGGCTATGGAATCGGCAGTGCTCGCGGCAGGTGGTAACCTCGCAGCAGCCCGCTACGTCATGAGCCCGTCGGCCTACCGGTTCGCCAAGAACCTTGCGCAGGTGGCATCGGTGTCTGCACTGTACGACTTGGCTTCTAACACGTTCAACGGCTACCCGGCTGTGGCAACCCCGTACCTCATCGACTCGTCATCTAACGTCGGTCAGATGTTGTTCGGTAACTTCCAGCAGGGCTGCATCCTCGCCTACTTTGGCGGCATCGACTTGCTCGTCGACCCGTACAGCGCAGCAGGCAACGCGCAGATTGTTCTGCACGTCAATCGCTTCTTCGACTTCGACGTACGCCAGGCTGGCGCCCTCTCGAAGATTACGGACATCAACGCAGCATAACTGCAGAGTTGAGCACATAGCAAAGGCCCGGGGCACTCCCCCGGGCTTTTGTATTTTCGGCCCATGATGACAGTGACCATCACCAGCGCGCCAGTGCTCAACGACATCGTGACGGTGGCGGCGCTTAAGGAGTTCTTGCGCGTGGATCACGCCGACGAGGACACGTACATCACCGCCCTGCGGCAGGTGGCCATCACCTACGTCGAGGGGATGACGGACACGCGCCTGGGCGACGTGACCGCGGTAGGCTACATGGACAGCTTCTACCCCACCCGCATCCCCATCGGGCCGGTGGCGGCTATCAGCAGCGTGCAGTACCTGTCGACGGCCAACACGCTCCTGACCCTCGACGCCTCGAAATACTACTACGATCTGCAGACCAAACCTGCCAGGCTGCAGTGGGTGAGCCCGCCCGACCTGTACACCGACGCCCTCAACCGGGTGCGCGTGAACATGACAGTGGGCTACGCGGAGGCTGACATCCCCACTCCGCTCCTGCAGGCGGTGCGCCTCATCGTGGGCCACCTGTACGAGAACCGGGTGGAGGAAGTGACAGGCACCATCACCACGCGGCTGAAGCTGGGCATTGACGCCCTCGTCAGCCCCTACCGGGTGCTGCAATGAAGTTCGGCCGCATGGACTCCCGCATCCTCATCGAGCGGGCTACCCTGACGACGAACGCCTACGGCGAGCGGACGCCCGCGTGGACGACGCTGGCGACCGTCTGGGCCGACGTCATTTTCCGCGAGGGCTCCGGCAGCGAACAGTTGCAAAGTTTGCAACTCATGAGCAAGCAGCCCGTGCACTTCATCATCCGCTACTCTACGACGGTGGCGGGCGTGACGCCGAAGGACCGGGTGACGTACAACAGCAAGGCCTACAACATCGAGGCCATCCAAGAGATAGGAAGGAACGAGGGCCTACGCCTCACTTGCACCATACGGGAATGATTCGGGTGGCAGTCGACGGCATGGCCGACCTCGAGAAGCGCATCCAACGTGCGGTGCAGTTTGGCACGCTGAACAAGCAGGACGCCTCGCGCTCTTACCGCAAGATTTCGCAGATATTCGTGCGCAAGGCCAAGGCCATGATCAAGCCGTACCCTAAGCTTATCGTGGTTTCAGGCAAAAAACGCTCCGCTACCTACGTGCATCCCGGCCAGTTGCGCGACTCCATGGGCACCTGGTCACCCGACAACAAGTTCCCGACGGTGCTGGCAGGACCGCGCGCCAACTACCCGATGAAGCGCAAGGTGCGCGCCACGGCCGACGGCTGGTTTGCGCACATCGTGGAGGAGGGCGATTTTCCGGCAGCATTCGGCGGCAAGTCGGCGAGCCATCCCAACTACAAGGTGATGGAGCGGGCCATGCAAGCGACCGAGGCGCAGATGCGCGCCAAGCTGCAGCAGGAGCTGTCTCAACTCTTTAGCAAGTACATGCGATGATTGCTGGCAAAGCCCTCTACTACCTGCTCACCACCGACGCGCCCATCAGCGCTATCGTGAGCACCCGCGTATTCCCGGAGATTGCCGACCAGGAGCAGACGAAACCATACGTCGTCTACAACATCCGCAGCAACGACCCGACCGACGTGCAGGCGGCACCGTCTGCGCTCGACACGGCAAGCGTGGAGGTGAACTGCTACGCGCCTACCTACGCAGGAGCCATCGACCTGAGCGACGCGGTGCGCACCTGCCTCGACCGGCGGAGCGGCACCTACTCCGGCGTCAACGTTCAAAGCATCCAATACATCACCGAGGTGATGGACTTCGAGGAGCCGCAGCGCCTGTACCGGGTGATGAGCGACTACGAGGTGCGCGTGGACCGCGGCAACCAGGTGCTGCCCGCTACGTCTGCCATCCGCCCCGACCTCTACATCCGCGGTGCGGTGTATGACGAGCCGCGCATCCTGGCACTGACCAACGGCGCCACCTTCACAGTGAACTCGGACGACCACCTCATCTTCGCAAATTATGCGACGGCATCGGGCACTGGTGCAGCTATCCTGTACCTGCCGGTGGTCAGCGGCAATGACGGCCGCGAGGTGCGCGTGAAGACCGGCAGCAACCTATCAAACCAGCGGACGTTGGTGTTGACGAAAGCTCAAACCGACCAAGGTGTGACCATCGACGGCAACGCATTGGCCACTATGGACCGCGACTTCGACGGCATCACAGTGCACTGCATCGGCGGACAGTGGTACATCACGCAGCGGAAATCCAAGTAAGGCAAACTCCGTACATTCGGGCCATGATTGTGACTCTCAAAAAGCCTCTGAACCTCTACGGCTACAGCTGGGAAGAGGGCAAGACCGTCGAGGTCTCTGTGAAGTTCTATCGCATCCTGGTGAAGGGCGAGTACTGCGACCCGCACCCGGAGGACGAGTTCTACAAGAAATCCGCCAAGGCAAAGAAGGCACCGGCCGTGCAGCCTGAGCTCACAGATCAACCCGCACCTGAACCACAACCTGAAAACACTCTGTAATTATGGCACAGACAACTGGCGTCATTAACGCCTCGAGCATCCGCTTTTTCACCGGCACCCTTGACGGCACGCACACCGTGGTCGGCAACGTGACCGAGTGCAGCATCTCTTTAAGCACCGACGTGCGCGACATCACCACCAAGACCTCGGCAGGTTGGCGGGAAATCCTCCCGGCCCTGAAGTCGGCGAGCATCAACGTCAGCGGCATCTTCTCTGAAGACGCTACGAACAGCTTTAACGCTTTGGTTGCCTACCAAATTGCAGGCACGAAGGTCTTTGCGGTATTTTCAAACGTCGGTTCGGGTGTAACTCCGAACACCGGCGACCAGGAATTTGACGTCGCAGGCTACATCACCAGCATCGAGCAGACGGCTGGCTTTGAGGACAACGTGACCTGGTCGCTGACCATGGACCTCACCGGCGCTGTCGTCCGCGAAACCATCTAATATGCTGATAGAACTGAGCGGCCGCACCTTCACCCTGCGCGCATCCCTCGGGGCGTGGCGCAAGTTCGAACAGAACAGCGGGCAGAAGGTGGCGAACATCGACCAGACAGACGTCACCCGCATCCCGGAGCTGGCCTACTACTTTGCCGAGGCAGGAGCCAAAGCGAACGGCCACACGTGGGACCTGACGGTGGACGACTTCCTCGAGCTTTGCACGATTGCCGACCTTGAGACCCTCACGCAGGCCGTCGCGGTCCTGCTCGGAGGCGACCAAAAAAAAAGCGGAGCAAAGGCAAAGCACTGAACTGGGACGACATTGAAGCGACGGGGTTGGGCCAGCTTGGTCTGACCCCGTCGGTGCTTTATGACCTGACGTTTGCCGAGTTCAACAACGCCGTCACCGGTTTCTTTGAGCTCGAAAAAGAGCGCGACCAGCGCGAGTGGGAGCGCACCCGGTGGCTGGCCTGCCTGCTGCTGAACCCACACACCAAGAAGCGCCTCAAGCCGGAGGATATCGCCGAGTTCCCCTGGGAGGCAAAGCGCAAACCGGCTGCGGATGGTATGGCTATCTTGCGCCAAATAGCAAAGAGCACCCATGGCTAAACTCGGCGACCTCATAGTCCGCGTCGGTGCGGACACCCGCGAGTTCAACAAAGAGCTCGGCAAGATTCAACGGCAGATCCGGCAGACGTCGGACAACATCATGGACATGGGCAAATCCATGACCATGGGCGTCACGCTGCCGATTGTGGGGCTGGGCGCTGCGGCCGTCAAAGCCGCCGCCGACCTCGAGACCATGGAGACGCAGTTCATCTCGCTCACGGGCGGAGCGGAGCAGGCGGGCGCCATGGTGGACCAACTCAACCAGTTCGCCGCAGCCACTCCGTTCCAAATCGAGGAGATTGCCGGAGCCGCTCGTCAGCTGTTGGCGGCCGGTACGGACATCAGCCAGGTGAACGAGCAGCTGGGATTCCTCGGCGACATCGCAGCCACCTCGGGCGAAAGTATCGAGGACATCACGGCCATCTTCGCCAAGGTGCAAGCCAAGGGCAAGGTGGAGCTCGAGAACCTGAACCAGCTGGCTGAGCGCGGCATCCCCATCTTCACGGCGCTGAGCGAGGCCACCGGCCTGCTGCCGTCGCAGCTGGGAGCCGGAGCCGTAACCGTCGAGCAGTTCAACGCCACCCTGCGCGGCTTTGCCGAGGAGGGCGGATTTGCACACGGCGCCATGGAGCGCTTGAGCCAAACGGCTGCGGGCAAGTTTAGCACCGCGCTCGACAACCTCAAACAGGCAGGCGCCTCGCTTGGCAACGTGCTGCTGCCGTACGTTACAAAGGCCATCGACAAAGTCACGGAACTGGCGGCCGGGTTCATGAAGCTGGACGACAGCACCAAGACCACGATTGTGGTGGTGGCTGCGATTGCGGCGGCCATCGGCCCGGCTGTCATTGCGTTTGGCGCTTTGCACAAGGGATTCGTGGCGGTGAACCTGGTGCTGCCGATGCTGCAGGCAGGCATTATGCGGGTGCACGCGGCTATCATGGCCAATCCCTACGTCGCAGCGGCTGCCGCCATCGGCATCCTCGCGGCTGCGATGCTGACCTACAAGGACTCGGCAGACAAGGCGCGCGCGGCAAAGGAGGACTTCGACGACAGCATCAAGGACAAGACCGGCCGCGCCGCTATGGAGGCGATTGCGGCTGCGATGAAAGACACCAACGCGCAGCTGGCAGACGCCCGCCGCAAGTACGCGGAGCTGCAGCGGACGCAAGAGCTGCAGGGCGCGCGCGTCAGCGACCGCACCATCAGCCAAATAAGTGATACCGCGGAGCTCATTAGGGTTCTTGACGAGCAGGTGCGCGCCTTGCAGCGCCAATACCAGGAGGCCAGCAAGCAGGAGCAGCAGCGCATCCGGGACACCAAGACCATGAACGAGCAGACGGTGGCCCGCCAAGCCAACGTCGAGGTGAGCGACAAAGAGCTCAAAAACCTGAAAGAGCTGGAGCTTGCGCGCCTCAAGGAGGCGTATGCCATCGAGGAGGCGACGCAGGCCATGCGCGACCAGCAGCTGGTCGAATTGAACACCCCGTCGGGTGGCGGCATGGCTTTACCAGGGCTTAATGAGCTTGACCTATTCGAGATTCCGGGCCTTGAGGAGGAGGTATGGCAGGCGCCTACACAAAGCGCCGAGGAGTATTTTGAGAACCTTGCGCGGATCCGTGAACGTATGACCGAGTTGGCTACGACTTCTGCTATGTGGGGTTCCCAAGTGGGCAACGTCATGGGCCAAATAGTTATGGGCACCGAGGGCGCGAAAGAAGCATTCAAAGAGTTAGCTTCATCTGCGGTAGATGCGGCGTTCAATGCAGCTACAGCACTTGCGATTCAGGCCTCGGCACAGACGGCTGTCTCAGCGGGACCCGCGGCGGCCATCATTTTACCTGCGCTCATCACCGCAGGCATGGGCCTTATGAAGTCGGTCTTTGCCAATATCATGCAATTTGCCGACGGCGGCATCATCAGCGGGCCTACCTTGGGCCTTATGGGTGAGTACTCCGGAGCACGCACCAACCCCGAAGTCGTCGCACCTTTGGATAAGCTGCGCAGCATGATAGGCAACGCAGGCGGCAACGTCGTCGTCACCGGCCGCATCTCCGGCAATGACCTGCTACTCGTGAACGAACGGGCCTCTATTGACCGGGGCCGCATCCGCGGATTCTGATGGCATACAATTTAAGGCTGTACAGCGAGTTCTTGGACCAAGACGGCAACGGCTGGCGAGTCAACATCTACCAAGACGGCTACATCGGCAGCACCTACACGTTCAACCTGGGCGGCGAGGGTTTCGTGCTTTCGTACGAGGGCGACAATCAGAGCCGATACCAGCCTATTATCGGCTCATCGGTCGACATCCCCTTCACGGAAACCACCAGCGACCACAGCACCTTCATCGAAGCGTTGGCGACGTCGGCCGAGGGCGAGTTCACAGTCGCCATCATCAAAGACCCCGACGGAGCCAACACGCTGTACTGGGGTGGGGTGCTGCAGCCGGACCAGTGCATCATCCAAGACGAGTACTTCCCAGTACGCACCACGCTGCGTGCAGTCGATGACCTGGGCAACCTCAAGAACGTGCTGTACAACAACGGCGGCACCGGCTACGGGCTGGCGTCACCCAGTACCGTCGTGGATCATCTCATACTCGGTCTTTCATGGGTGCGCCAGTCGCACCTGTGGGGTACGAGTACGGTGATGCTGAAGTACGTCGACGACTTCCGCAGCGACGACCACGTGGCAGCGAGTAACTTCCTGTACAACACGAAGGTGCTCCACAACAGCTTCTACAACCCGGACGAGGACGGCGTCAACCAGTTCCTGTCCATCTACACGGTGCTCGAGTCATTCGCGACGGCATTCAACGCGCGCATCTTTCAGGCCAACGGCACCTTCTGGTTCATACCTGTAGGCGCCTACCAGTACAGCACCACACTCAACTACTTTACCTGCACCAAGGGCGGCACCGTCAGCGGCAGCAGCACCGCCCTCAACACGGTGCTCACCCTCGGCACCAACGTCATCAAGATGGCAGGCTACGAGCACAGCTTCCTGCCTCCTTTGCTGCGCGTCGAGCGCCCGCAGAACTACAGCGGCAACGTGCCTCGCGTCTTCGCCAACGTCTACGAGAAGAGTGACTTCGGGACAGCCCTCGAAGATGCCGACTTTGACTACGCAGCCAATAGCGTATTTCGCCTTAGCGGCACAGCGTATATCACGCAACCGGGCGACGGCACGACGACAGGCAACGCCCGTGTAGGGCGCTTCCTGCTGCGATTTACCCTCAAGGTAGGCAACTATTACCTAAGGCGCACCGCCACCTTCGCAGGCGTGCAGAACTTGTTTCAGATGCAGGCTGGCAGCGTGCTCAGCTACGAGCCGCACACGTACAACACGACCACCTGGTCCCTGACTGCTGGGCCCTTCGAAATCGTGACCGACGTATACGACATCAACGAGGGATGCACCGGTGAGGGCGCACTTGTGGTGGCCATGGACATCGTGACGCCACCGCTGACAGCGCAGTCCAATAGCATCGAGCTCACGGGCGCAATTCAGAACGTCAGCTACCAGGGCAACTTGTCTAACGTGACGAACGTCGACACCAACTACCGTGTGCAACTGTTGCGCGTGGATCAGATTGAAGCGGACACCACCAACGGCGACGAGGTGACCTTCAGCGCGCATGGACTGTCGTCTTCGCGCGTGGTGTACGAGCAGCCCAAGGTGTACGTGGGCGATGCAGTAGCTCAAAACAGCAAGGGCGTCCTGAAGATTGTGGACGGCGGCCAGCTGCTGGACAGTACCGGGTGGACCTCGTTAAACTACACCGGCACCGGCATCGGTATCCACCTGCTGGGCGTCCGCGAGGTGCTCGCAGGCCAGCGGCTGCATACGCGCGTGCAGCGCGGCGAACTGTACAAGGGACCGGTGGAGATGTACCACACCATCTACGACGGCGAGCGCTACTTCCTGCCGTTTCAGCTGAGCCTGGAAGCTAACAGCCGGACCACAACCGTCGAGGCTTTCTACGTCAACCGCGACGTCACCGGCATCACCGATACCACAAGCGACACAGAAGACGTACGCGGCCCTGTCAACGGATTCCCGAGCAGCCCATCAAACGGATTTACACAGGGCATTCAAGAGGCCGCTAACAATGCAGGCCAAATCGGTGCAGATTTCGCTGATTTAGACGCCACCGTCACGGGCATCGGCACCAGGGTCGATCTGCTGTATGACACCTTCCAACCAAAGGGCGTTGACTATGCGAAAACAGTCATCACCTACGAGAGCAACAAAACAGACGGCACGGCTTTAGAGTTAGACCAAACCTCGGCACAGCTCGTGTCAGCCAGCGGCAACAGCTTAATGGCGATTTCGGAGGCCAGCCCTGGTGAGTTCCGCATTGACCTGCAGGACGACACCACGCCAACGCCACTATCCATAAATGTGGCGTTTGCAACGGCTGACAAAACCAAGGCCGGCCTGTTTGGGTTAGGCACGGAAGCACCGGAAGAGAGGCTGCATGTGGTTGGCAACGCAAAGGTGGACGGCAACATCATCGTGACTGGTTCGGTGGACGGGGTAGATATTTCGACATTAGACACAATCGCCACAAAAGACATACCCGTCTACAACAACACGGCGAGCACCATCACCAAAGGCACCATCGTGCGCGAGAACGGTGCACAGTCGGCCACCGGTGAGCTGCGCATCGCTGCATTCAATTCGCTGCTGACCGTTGACGCGCATCGCATCCTGGGCGTAATGACGGAGGACATTGCAGCGGGTGCATCGGGCTACGCTCGCGCAGTGGGACATGTACGCGGGCTCAACACCAACAGCTTCACAGTCGGCACCCTGCTCTATGCCAGCGCTACAACAGCGGGTGCATGGACGAGCGCACTTCCCACGGCCTTCAATTCCTACGCGCAGATTATCGGCTGGGTGACAAAGCAGAACGCCACGACCGGCGAGATATTCGTCCGCATAGTCCCTGCCACCACGCTCGAAAATTTAGCGAACGTCAAAGACCAACCGCCATCTGTAGGCCAGGTGCTCGTCTATGACGGGAGCGTATGGGCTGGCACTACGCAGGCCACCTACAGCAGCATAGGCATCCCAGGTGCAACCCCACCGGCAGGCGGATTCAAATCCGTTTGGTTTCAGGACAGCGCGGGAAACATGACGTACGACGAAGCATTCACGTACGACACCAGCACCAACACGTTGGAAATCGACGGCACAGCCACAACGGCAGGCGTGCTGCGATTAGGTGAAGCAACCAACAACGGCACCAACTACGTCGGCATACAGGCACCGGCAACGCTGGCTGCGAACACGACGTACACCCTGCCTTCAGCAGACGGTACCAGCGGCCAGGTGCTTTCGACCAACGGCAGCGGCACGCTCTCTTTTGTGACGCGCAAGGCAACGCAGGTAACAGGCAAAACAGTAGCCACCGGCGCATGGTCCCTCGTCAGCGGATTCTATGAAGCCAGCATCAGCGATGCAGCCATCAGCGCCACGAGCATCGTGGATGTCATTCCCGACAACGCAAGCGCGGCCACCGCAGCCACGGCCGGTGTGCTGCCACGGACAGACAGCAGCAGCGGTGCTGTAAAAATTTATGCAACAACAACACCTGCAGCCACGTTGACCGTCACGCTCAATATCTTCGACCTCTGATGGCTGTAGGCAAATTTGTAAACAAAGGCGCGGCCGGTGGTGGCACGCTGACGCTGACGCTGCGTGAATACACGGCAGGCGCTACGTGGTCAAAGCCGACCGGGTTGGTCATGGTGGAGGTGGTGTGCGTGGGTGCAGGTGGTGGTGGCGGATCGGGAGGAACTGCAGCTACCAACGTAGCAGCAAACGGCGGTGGCGGTGGCGCAGGTGGGACGGTGGTATATCATCAGATACTTGCGGCATCATTAGGTAGCACGGAAACAGTAACCGTGGGCACAGGCGGCACAGGTGGCGCAGGCACAGCGGTGAACAGCACAGCACCAGGTACTGGCGGTGCAGGCGGCGACACGTCATTCGGCACACACGTCGTGGCGAAGGGTGGCAACGGGGCGCGAACCGCTGGCAACGGTGGTTTGGAACGTAATTTAAGCACAGACAGTCAGCCGGACTATGCATGGGCGTTTATTGGGGCCGCACGCGCAGAAGCGAGCAACGGTTCAGGCGGCGCGAATGCCGGTCGGACACAGGAACTGGATTACCAGGCGTATTCGTTTAACATGAATTTGGGTGCGCCATCAGGTGCCGGGGTGAGTGCAGGAAACGTGCAGAGCGCAGGCGGCGCAGGCAACAGGTTGCGAAGCATTACCAACACCCTGAACACGGCGGCCACGGCAGGAACGGCAGGCGGTGGCAACGGCGGAGCAGGCACCGCAAACCATGCCAACCGGATGACATGGTCACCGCGCATCGCAGCGTTGGCCACCAAAGCAGTAGGCAGCAGCGGCGGTGGAGGTGGAGGCGGCTTGGCCGTAAACGGCGGCAACGGTGGCGCAGGCGGTGTCTATGGCGCTGGAGGCGGTGGTGGCGGTGGATGCCGGAACGGGTTTACAAGCGGAACTGGCGGCAACGGAAGCGATGGCCTATGTTTAGTTCTTGAATACACAATCACATGATATTCTGCATCATTCGCGACAGCTACGTCGTCAACCGCATCGTGGCAGACGCCATGCCCACGGACTATCCATATCCACACGATACTATCATCGAAGATGTGGACCAGTGCATCTTCATCGGGGACTGGTACGAAGCATCGGAAGGTATTTTCTACCGGCCTATTGGAGTGCCTGCTGACTGGCCAGCAGAACTCCAACCCCCCGTGACCGATGGCCAAGCCTAAAGCACAAGCGCAGCCGGTCCGCATCGAGCGCAAGGTTTCGCGCCCAGGCGTTCACGCCAAGACCAAGACCGGCACCCACAAGCGCTCGAAGCTGTACAAGAAACCGTACAAAGGACAGGGCAGATAGGCCAACTGGCTCTGTGCTAAATTGCGCGCCATGGACCCGATGCCCATCTCCCTCGTCGTCACCCTCCTCGGCACCCTCGGCGGCGTCGTAGGCGTGTGGGTGAAGCTCTCCAACGACGTCGCCCGCCTCAAGTCCCGAGTAATTCAGCTGGAGCTCGACAACGACGGCCACAAGAAAGTGCAGGCCGATCTGTTGGAGTCCATCCACAAGATAGAAATCACACTTGCGCAGCTCGTGGCGCGCCTCGACCGGTGACCTGGATGACACACAAGCTCACCTACTTCAAGCTGTCCGAGTTCGACAGCCCCGACGCACCGGGCAGCGGCGCGAACATGGACCAGGAGTTTCTGTTCATGCTGGACAAGGCCCGTGGCATTGCCGGGGTGCCGTTCAAAATCAACAGCGGCTACCGGACCAAGGCGCACCACGAGCGGCTGGCGAAGCAGGGCTACAAGACCGCCAAGAACTCGGCGCACCTGGCAGGCTACGCAGCCGACATTCACTGCACCGACGGGCCGCAGCGGTACGCTATCGTGGCGGCTCTCATGGCAGCAGGATTCAACCGCATCGGCATTGCCGGTACCTTCATTCACGTCGACAACGACCCCGGCAAGCCCGAGGACACGATATGGGTCTACTGAGCCAACACGGGCCGCGCCAGTTCAGGGAACTCCGCATGATACCCACGAACGTGGTGCAGCCGGTGGCCCTCCTGCTCTCCGACGTTCACTACGACTCGGTGAAGTGCGACCGCGACATGCTGAAGGCCCACCTCGACCAGGCGCTCGCTCTCAAGGCGAGCGTTTACATTTTTGGGGACTGGTTCGACCTGATGCAAGGCATGTATGACCCGCGTCGTAGCTACAGCGGCCTGCGCCCGGAGTACAAGTCCATCACCTACCTCGACGACGTCATCAATGACGCGGTGGACTTCTTGTGGCCATACCGCGAGGTGCTTGCAATGGTGGGCCGAGGCAACCACGAGACCAACATCGAAAAGCGCCTGAGCACCTCACCCATCGACCGGCTCGTCGGCGCCCTGGGCGGAGGCATCGTGGCAGGACCGTACAGCGGATGGGTGCAGCTGACCTACAAACGTAACAGCCCGAACAGAGGCACTACCCTCGACCGCATGCTGCATTTCCACCATGGCTACGGAGGCAACGCGCCCAGGAGCAAGGGCGTGCTGAACGTCGACCTGGATCAGAAGGAGTGGCCCGACGCCGACGTCATCGTGAGCGGCCACACGCATCAGAAGTGGCACGTGCCGATGAGCGTGGAGCGCATCAACTGCCACCTTAAAGTTTACGACGACACGGTGCACCACCTCAAGCTGGGCAGCTACAAGAAACTCGACCGCTTTGCCGGTTGGGAAGTGGAGAAAGGATTCCAACAACCGCGCCTAGGCGGGTGGTGGATGGACGTGGAATGGCGGCGGTGCCGGGTGGCGAAGGACGAGACCAACACGATATGCCTATCTTTCCGGGAGGCAACATAACCTAAACACCTATCATGTGGGACTTCTTAGCTACGCACTGGGCCGAAATCGCCCTCGCCGTGGTCGGCACAATGGGCACGGTCACAGCACTCACCGAGACCTCGAAAGACGACTCAGTGGTGGACATCCTCAAGAGGATTCTGAACGCGGTGGTGATGGGCAAGAACAAGCCGTGAACGTCGCGCCGTGGATAGCCAGGGCGCTGGCATCTATGGATCTGACCGAGGTCTTCAAGACCAAGGGCGACCTGAAGCGGTGGAGCGCGAAACGAACTGTCGGGGGCGTCATCGCCCTAACTGCCTGTAATGATATCCTCACACACGGCGTTACTTGGCCTGCCGTGGTTCTGTGCGCGGTGGCGGTGACGCCTCTGTGCTTATCTTTGAAAAGCGAGTAACAGCGCATCCGTTTCATTTGGTTAGTTTGTAGAAGGGCCCCTGCAACGGCGGGGGCTCTTTTTTTTTAGGCCGCCTCTTGACTCTATGGAAAAGTTTAGTACGTTTGGCACGTCAAACAAACCAAAAGACATGGCAAAAGAGCACAGCATCGACATCGGCGAGGGCCGGTACCTGGTCATCGAGTGGGATGGCGGATGGGACGCAGACAACGAGCCCGGCAACCAGTTGTGGCAGGCCGACATCCTCAAGGTCCTATTTGAAACCCCGGAGGCGACGGTAGACATCACCTACCTCACCGAACTGTTCCCGCAGATGGACATCTTCATCGATGAAGCACTCCGCAACTACCGCACACATGCCTAACATCCGCAGCACCTCGTACCCGGAGCGGCCGGCCAAGAATTTCAACGACTGGCAGGACGACCTGCAGTGGGAGCGCGACCTCGACCGGCTCCTCGAAGAGTTCAAACGTTCCATCGGGCAGCGCATCCGCACCGCCTACTACGCCTCGAAAGATGAGAGCCACACTGACGTATAACCTGCCGGAGGACGAGGACAGCTTCGATGCTGCGGTCCGATCCACGCGACTGGTGAACGCGGTGCGCGAGCACCTATACGCCACCCGCCAAAAGCTCAAGCACAGCGACATAGACGAGGCCGAGGCCCGCGTGGTAGAGCGGTGCCGTACGGAGCTGCTGCTCTGCCTTGAGGGCCATGGCGTAGAAGACATTATCGTGCGATGAACAGCACCGACCTCATCGGACGAGCGCGGGAGCGCTGGAACGAGATAGACAACGAGGGCCTCGACTGGGCCTCATTTTACAACGGCTGGCTTGAAGGCCGGTTTGACCTGGTATTTAAAAGAACCGACGAACCATGATTAACACAACCGACAACACCGCTCAGGACATCAAGTGGCGGCATTGGAGCGAGCTGCCCACCACCGAGACCTGGTGCCTCATCGCCTACAAGTGGAAGTACTCCAAGGACCAAAGCCGCATCAACTACATGGTGGACCGCACCATCGAAGGCAAGGCACAGTGGTGGGGCACCGACCCCGAGCGCGGCGTCTTTGAGATACTTGGGTGGAAACCTTTCGAGCCCATCTCCGTAATAGAGGTCAACGCACTCAAATTGATACACTCATGACACACGCACAGATGTTGGCGGCCCTCACCCGTGAGCTGGTCCGCATGGAGATCCGGATGGAAAAGCAAAACCCCGAGATGGTCCTTGGCATGGCCATGGCCCGGCGGGTGATGGAGCGCATGTACGAAAATGCCGCTTTAAAGGGCGAAATATGACCGCAATGATGGATTTAACAATCACAATAGCCGTGTACATCGTGGGCGCAGTCGCCCTCCTGACGGTGGCACTGTTGGTCTACTACGCCATCTCCGACTGGTTCAAAGGCCTCGACGACATCCCCAAATCTGACGACCATGGGCAAGCCGACTGAAGAGTTCAAAGCCCTCGCCGAGCGCTACGGCATGCGGGGCCACCACTTCCACGCCGACCGTCGCGGGTTCATCATCGTCACGCGGGCAGGCATCGACTACCTGCAGGCCAAGCTCGACATCACCGTCGACTTCTTGCCGGTGTATGCCTGGAGCGACGCCAGCGAAGGGCGGTACGTCATCCAAGCCGACGGGTTCATGGACAAGCGGCGCGTGACCTCCTACGGCGAGGTCAGCGCCAAGAACAACACCAACCCCTACCCGGTGGCTATGGCCGAGAAGCGGGCCCTTTCGCGGGTGGTGCTGAAGCTGGTGGGCATGTACGAACTGGGCGTGATGGGCGAGGACGAAATCAACTGAAAAATGGAAAACAACAAGAAACGCAACATGCCAACAGTTGCTGAAATATACAAGCATTGGCAAGAGAAATATGGCATGAAGCCATGGACTGTAGGAAGACATACAAGGGGCAAAGGAGAGATTTGTTTTGCTTGTACATGGCAGGGGCGCCTTGAAAGAGCTCACATCATTGCAAAATTTGATGGGGGAACTGATGATGCAAGCAATTTGCATTTGTTATGTAGAAGCTGTCATCAGATGCAAGAGGTGATTTGCGCAACCCCTCAAGGCAGGGAGAAATGGCTTCAAGCTATAGAGCATGGAACACCGTTTTTGCGGGCCAAATTGATATACGTCTCTGCCGCGGCAGAATTACTTGGAGATAACAAGCTATGATGGAGCTGGACGAGCTCTTCGAGCAAGCCGAGCAGGATGCCGCAGCTTTCGTGGAGGCCCGCCGCATCAAGCTGCTCAACATGCAGGCCGCATCCGACCTGTGGGATGATCAGGAGACCGAGACGGCTATCCTGTGGGGCCCGATGGACAACGACAGCTACACCTGGCACCTCATGCGCCTCACCCAGGCACAGTCTAGACCAGACGCACGCGGATACTGGTCGCAGACCGACATGGCGCGATGGATGCGCCGAGTTTTCTTCAAACACTAAACCCAACACTCATGAAACTCTCTCTGACCGGGACCGTGGTAGACATCCTCGAGCCCAAGACCTTCGCCAGTGGATTCCAAGTGTGCACCGTCGTGGTGCAGGCCGGAAGCAACAAGTACCCCATCGAGTTCAAAGGGGACGACGTGGCCACGGCCCTCACCCTGCGGACCGATGTGGAGCTCACCTTCGAGGTGTATCTGAACTCACGCGAATACAACGGCCGCCATTACCTCGAATTGAAGGCGGCCAAGGTAGTGGGTCAGTCAGCCCCCGAAAGTGGCAAGACGGTGCCTCAAAATGCGTCTAACGCGATGCAGGCGCCATCACAGCCGACGCACATCGTCTACGGACGCACCACAGCGCAGACGCAGGCCCCAACCTTTGAGGCCCCATCCACCACCACCGACCTCCCCTTCTGATGGACAGCCTGGCACTATTCCTGCGCAAGCACTACGGGAGCATCACAAGCGCGGCGGAGGCGTTTGGCGTCACCGAGCAGACCGTCTACAAGTGGATCCGGGAGAACCCCAAGGGCCTGCTCAAGCACATGCCCACCATGGTCACCCAGTGCAACGTCACCGAGACGCAGATACTGGGCGAGGTCATGTACCACGAGGAACTGCTCCACCGTGAAATCTACGGATGAGCAAGGCGTCTACATCCCCGGGTGGCTATGGTCCGCAAAAGAGCTCTCCATCGTGGAGCGCGTCATCGTGGCGGAGGTTTACAGCTTCGAGGCAAACGGCAAGGCGTGTTGGGTTAGCAACCAGCACCTGGCCGACCTCGTCGGGCTATCCTCCAACAGCGTGCGCCGCATCCTAGCCAAGCTCGAGGCCGAGAATTGGCTCGAGCGAGTGGAAGTTCCCACAGGCAGAACTGGGCGCCAACTACGCCTCGGGGGGGGTGCTCA